AGCATTGTCAGTTTTGGGATAACCCAAAATTTTGTAGTTTAGTTTTTTCCTTCTCAGCTTGCGCTCTGCCTTGCTGCCAGTGAAGTAGATATATCGATGCTTGCGTGGTCGCTCAACATACTCCTTAACCTCGCCTTCTTTTTTGGTTCTCCATTCTGTCCGACTGTGCAAACCAGTATTTGTTTTTAAATCTGTACGTTTTTCAGATAGGCCAGTGTAGATGAAGTTGGTCGCTTGATAGACATACCCACAGTGGCCATTGGTTTTGTCAGCGTAGGAAACAATGATGCTAGGCTTGGGCAGCATCTTCAATGCGCGTGATACAAAGAACGAAGCTAGGTTATTTTTGTTATTTACCAAAAACAGCCTGTTTAGTTCCAAGACTTCATCTTTGAACTCTTTTCCACAAACACCCTCGCATAAGTTTAAGCTAGGTGGTGATCCAAAGGTGCAAGCCCCAACCAGATCATTACCATTGTACAGTCCAAAAGCATAAGTGATGCTGGGCAGTCTCTTCAGATAATGAGAATGTTCGATCAGATCGAAGCAAAATTGTTTTTGAATTTTAATTACTTTGAAGTTTTCCAATTCATTCATTCCTCCCCCAGTTATCCTTGGCTTCCATAATCTGACGTGACGCATCTGTAGCGCCCTTGCCAACAATTACCTTAAAGCCTTCATTTTCGAGATATTCTTTAATCTTTTTCTGATCGGGGGAAAGTCGCCCATTTTTACTGCGTTTCATTTCAATCCAAACATCCCAAGCTGGAATAAACAAATCTGGAATCCCAGCCACAACGCCTTCAGCCTTCAACTTCCTTCCAGCACCCACTGATCGCTTGCCGCCATTTGGAATGGCAAAAATTAAGACATTAGGAAACATTGAGCGAAACCAGTTTACAAAGCCAACTTGCTCCGAATGCTCAGAGTGTAACGTCTGAGATATCGAAACCAAAGTCTTCCTTCTCCTCACGATCTATCTCCTCATAGTCAAATTGAACAATTCTTTTGTATTTTCCGTCAGGTTTAATTTTAATTCTACTTGGCTTTTTCCAATACTGACACTCAGAAAGAGCCTCTCTTACTGTATCGGCTGTTGCTCCAAGATATCTTTTTCGCTGCTGATATTTCATTGCAGCGTAACCGCCATGATCTGGACAGATCCACTCAGAAACTTCTTTAAAAAATCCATAGCTATACGTTGCACGAATACTGTCTGGTTTTCCTTCTTTTTGCCAACGCTGATATTTTACATCATCAACTTCAACCCATTCATCCCTAACTTGAGTTGAAATCATTGCGCCCTCATAACTTTTGCTGGCATGGTTCAGCGTGGGTGGTGGAAACTCATGGCCACAAGCTGGACACATTAAAACAGCAGCAGGAACATATAACTGACATTGAGGGCATCCCTTGACTGGTGCTTCGCCTTTAGAATCACCGCGATCATCCCTCTCAGGATTAACCTTATCAATAAAACCATGCCGCTCGACATTCTGGCCATAATCCAAAACAAGACAATCTTCTTTTCCTTCAAAAATTCTAGTTCCACGCCCAATAATCTGGACATATAAACCTGTCGATGCTGTTGCTCGAACCAGCCCAATCAAATCAACATTCGGGGCATCGAAACCAGTGGTTAAAACATTCACGTTTACCAAACATCGAAGACTACCGTTCTTAAATCTTTCGATCTTTATTTCTCTTTGTCTTTGATAATCCTCACCAGTCAAAACTTCGCAGTCAATAAAGCGATCAACAAATTCAGACTTCAACATGTTTGCGTGATTTATGCCACTAGCAAAAATCAACCAGCTTTTACGATCAGCGCCTAAGTCAACAATTTCTTCAACTGTATCATGTACCAAACGAGGATCAGATGCAGCAACAGCCAAATCACTTTCAATAAATTCACCACCTCGCTTCTTCACATTGGTCAGGTCGATCTGTTTCATGCCGCCTTTACTGATAACTGGAGCTAGATAACCCTGATCCATAAGCATAGTGACAGGAATATCGTAAGCAATGCCATCAAAAATTGCGCCTTCGCCTTTGTGCAAATATCCTGAACTCAAGCGGTATGGCGTAGCCGTCAGTCCAACAATCTTCACGTCTGGATTGCACTGCTTCAGGTCATCGATAAACCGACCATAGCGTGTGGTCGTTTTAGGTGGCAGCATGTGCGCCTCATCGATGATCACCAAGTCTGGAGCTGGAACCATGTTAAACGCTTGCTTATAGATGCTCTGAATGCCGCCAAAAGTAATTGGCTGAGTTAAATCCTTTTGTTTCAAAGATGCACTGTAGAAGCCAAATTCAGCATCTGGGTATAACTTTTTTAGTCCATCAGCGCCTTGCTGCAAAAGCTCTTTGACATGCGTTAAAATCAAAACTCTTGTGCCAGCAAATGACATGGCGTCCTTCACGATCTGAGCAATGATCGCTGTCTTTCCAGATCCAGTTGGCGCAACAATCAAAGGGTTTTCACCTTTTTTATTTGACCAATAATCATACAGGCCATTGATCGCGTCTTTCTGATAATCACGAAGCTCAAAAGTCATTTCGTATCCTATCTAAAAAATCATTGGCATCTTTTTGGGCTGATAAAATTTCTTCTTTGGCAATAAAAAAAGTATCAGGAGAAACTTCATTAGAAATATTATCCGAAATTCTTTTCTGAATTTTAGGCCAATTTGACTGCAATCCATAAAGGCTGATCAACCAACTCATAATGCAGCACATTTCTTCAAACTCAATGTCCTCTGGCAATGCAAAATCTATTGCGCCCAAAATTTCTAACATTTCTTCTGGAGTTTTCATTTCATCCTACCTTCAAACAACTCGCGGCTGTTTTCACAATTTCTAAAAACCTCACCAGTATCCTGATTCTCATATTCCACCCAGTCATCACCAGCGTCAGTCATTTCAAAATCCTTTGGCATCATTTGTGGAATGAATAGATGATTGTCGCAACAATCACCTTCCTTGTTTAGCACACAACTCCAAGTACCATCTTGTTCTGGTGTTGAATGACAACATGTTCGACAGTTTACTTCTGGAATCTTACAGCCATGACAAATCGCCCAATATGGACAAAACTTGCAGCGCCAATCGCTGGGATCTTCTGCAATTCGGGTGGGTGGCGTTTTTGCAAAGACAACTTCATGTGCCTTGTCCAGCAGCTTTTGAGCTTCTTTCCTGTTCAGCTTAATGCGCTCACCATACATTTCATCTGTATTTTTATTCACAGCAAAAAAATAACAGCGATCAATTTTAGATAGCATCATGCCAACCTGACATTGCGCCCAGTAGATCGGCTTTGTTTTCTCAAGACCCAGATTACTAAGCGCCTTGAAGTTTCTATCGTTCATTGTTTTAAACTCAAGAGTATGAGGCTTACTGCTTTCTTTAAAACCCTCACCAACGCCGTCCAGCGACAAGGCAAAGTGACCGCCACAAGCCTCAAAGCTAACTTGCTTACCAGTATCAGGATCTCGCTCCCAGACTGTCACGCCCACTGCTCGAAGGTTCGACACAATGCGATCCTCTTCACGATCACCAGTTTCAAACAATCGTAAAAGACGCCCTTCAAACTTAGGCGACCATGCGTGTCGAAATTGATACCACAAAGCTCGCCTGCACTCGTTGCCAATCTGACTACCGCCAAGATGACGCCTATGCTCGTTCTTACGTTTTTCTTCGTAATGTCGATAGATCGCCTGAATGGTTTCAGGAACTATATGTGCCTCAAGATTCATTTTTCTTTTTGTCTTTATGCTCGAAGTATTTCTTCAAACTAATTTTCTGAATTGTCATTTTCTTCATTTTCTTCTCCTTCTTTTCATGTAATGGGGCGACACGCGCCCCATCCCAAAAAAAGATATTATCGCTTCCAAGGTGGAGTAGATGATCCGTTTGAAGCTGCGAGCTTCGGTGCTGGCGCTGGTGCGGCACTTGCCTCACAAGGCTCATAGCCTTTGATATCATTAGAAGCATCATAGCCGTTCTCTGGTGGACGCACGACCACCTTAATCATCATAGGCTTGTCTCGAAGCTCCGCGCTGTCCTGTGGATTTTTTACACCCACCGCATTACAAACACTGGCCAATGTGCGCTGTGCAATCTGAACAGCCGTTTGATTCGGATTTTTTAAATTCAATCGATCAAAAACTTTACGTCCTTGAAATTCGCCTTCGATAATATCAATGGTCAAAAGCAAAAATGAACCAGTCATAGACTTGGTCTGACGTTCTTCAGTGTCTGATATTACAGCCTTATACCACCCATCTGGGAGTGGATCAAACGAGCGCATAGGCTCCACATTTTGTGTATCAAAAGATCTAAGATCCATAATTGATGTCCTTCTATATTAAATATTGTTGAAAGGGATTACCGCCATCAAACGTAAATGGCAGTGGTTGATCGATATTAAATCGATTTTTGGTGACGCTAGATGCCTGTGGAAAGCAAAGTATTTCGCGCTCACCAGTTGAAATGGCGCGTTTCTTTTCGCCATCGCCTCTCGTAAATGTCTTTAGTCTGATTAACCCAACCAGATCGACATTGTCAGTATAATGTGGAATGCTCTTTTTATGCATCCGCACCGTATATCGTGCAAACGGATCTAAGTCTGGAAGATCCAAAGTTTCAGTATCTGCGTGGCCAATAAACACAACGTTCATTCCATTGTCATAAGCCAAGGCTCCAGCCCATTCGCGGATCTGTCGATGCTTTTCAGAAGCAGCACCATAACCAGCGCCATACCCACCACCAGCTTGGCTAATCGATTTGGCTTTCGGATCTGCTGCCACAATTTCGCTTTCAATCATAGTGGCTAGTTGAGTTATGGAATCTATCACAACTGTTTTATAATTATGCTTCTCTGTTGCCAGAGCCTCAATTGCTCCAAGAACATCTTCGCTAGATGTCGCCAGTGGAAACAGACTGACATCTTCATTTCCCTGTAAACTCGCTGTGCCATCTTCAGTTCGAATAAACACAGGCTTTGGAAACATGGCAGCAAGGGTAGTTTTACCCATGCCACCCTCGCCAAACAGAGTAGCAATTATTGGTCGCTGACCTGTCGGCTTAGATAGTGATTTTAAATTTATGGCCATTACAGCACCTCTACTTTCACGCCGACTTTGCCAGCTTTTGTTTCAAACGCCTTTGCGATCTTGCGCCACATTACAGGCTCTTTTTCTGCCAGATACCGACAGCCAACAGCATCAGCAGAAATGCTGTGCTTCACTGGGTGCATATGATCTGGTATTTTGTTTTTGACTTTATCCCAAACATGCACGTCAACTTTACGACTGACAGGCTGTGTCAGTGTAACTTTATGCTCTTCTAATTTGTGGGATATTGTGCCTTCATCTTTGGCCTCAAGAGCCTCTGTGATCTGGCACTCAATCGCATGGCGCTGTGCGATTATTTCTTTTTCTTGCGCCTTAATTTGTAGCCATTCGGCGGCTAAACCATCAATGTTGCTCATGGCAACTCCTTTCTCTTTTTCACTCTCTATAAAAATCTATTTACAGAATTTATTTTACCCTGTAAAGATCTTTTTACAAATAATGCAAAAAGGAGCAAAAAATGGGTGAACTCATACCAATCGATGACATTCGAAATGCCTTACAAGACAGGCGTTTAACAGTGGTCGCGGAACGCTGTGGACTATCTCATCCTACAGTCAAGGCAGTCGCTGATGGTAACGAAGAAATCAGTGTGAAGACGTGGAAAAAACTCAGTGATTACTTGAGTGATTCGCAATGAAGATAGAAGATTATTGTTCACAACTTGGCTGGTATCTGGTCACCATACCAGCAGGATCAAAAGGGCCGACAAGATTTGGATGGCAGCAACCAGAAAAGGCATTGTCAGATCCAGAGGCAGCGCGTGATTATTACGAGAAAAATCCAACGCACAATGTTGGGTTGTTACATGGCGCATCAGGCACATGCGCTGTGGATATAGATAATGTCGAAAACACAAAGCTAATCTTCGAGGAATTAGGCATAGATTTTTCCGAAGTAATGAACTCAGCGCCACAAATTATTGGCCGCGAAAATCGAGGCAAGCTCATCTTTAAGGCTCCAGACGATCTGACTATGCATAAAATATCATGGCCAAGCAAAGATGATCCACGCAAAACAGAAACAGTATTCGAGCTTCGGGCTGGGCCTGTGCAAGATGTTCTGCCACCATCGATTCATCCAGACACTGGTCTTCCTTATAGGTGGTCTGGAATGCCCATCTGGGATGGATTACCAGACCTACCGCCACAACTTCTTAATCTTTGGCGTAACTGGGATAAACTCAGAACGCAGCTACAAGATATGTGTCCTTGGAAAAAAAAGGCAGAGTTTCAGCCCACCAGAAAGCCCAGACCAAAAGGGGAAAGCACGTCAGTAATCGATGCCTATAATGAGGCGCACGACATGCACACACTATTAGTGCAGTACGGATACAAACCAACATCGCGTGGCAGATATCTATCGCCAAACTCTTCATCTGGATTGGCAGGGGTCAAGCTCTTCGATAATGGTCGAGCCTACAGCCACCATGCATCAGATCCGTTTGACAGCGCACACAGCTTTGATGCTTTCGAGGTTTTCTTGCAGTACGAGCATCAGGGCAATGTGACCAAGGCGGTCAAAGATGCGGCACAGCTTTTGAACGTGACTCAAGATCCAGACTACGAATACGACAGGGAGGCCATTGAGCATGGCGCAAAGGTTGCCGCGCAAATTATGTCCAAGCCAGAAAAGAAAAACAAAAATCCACTGGATGATATTCCAGAAAATTTACTAAGTGTTCCCGGTGTTCTTCAGGATGTTTGTAATTTTTACACAGTCACAGCCATTAAACCACAGCCACAGTTTGCAGTCCAAGCAGCCATTGCATACGGATCTGTGGTCATGGGCAGGCGCTGGGTAACAGATCAGCGTAACTTTTCCAGCCTATACTTTCTGAACATTGGCGAGACTGGATCGGGCAAAGAGCATACAAAATCGGTATTAGAAGACTTGCTCGAACAGGCTGGTCTGGAAGCTCTAATCGGTCCAGCAGGATACACGTCAGCGGCTGGGGTAATCTCAACTCTGATCAAAAAGCCCACTCATGTTTCTGTAATCGATGAGCTTGGCCGTCAACTCAAGTCAGCAGCCGCAAGAGGTATGCAGCACAAGGCAGATGCGTTGACATCCATTATGGAGTGTTTTGGTCGGCAAGACGGTACGCTCAGACAGCAAGGCTATGCCACAAATGCACTGAAAGCATCCGAAGCAGAAAAACTGGAAAAGGCAGTCAAGCGTCCAAGTCTCACACTGGTGGGCATGTCAACACCGTCTGAGTTTCTGCAAGCTATTGGTGGTGGCGATGTTGCGTCTGGCTTGTTGAACAGGTTCATCATTGTGAAGTCAGCCATTGGCGTCCAGATGTCACAGAAAAAAAGAAAGTCATCAATATCTGAACGTCTGGCCGTCTGGTCAAAGGAACATGCCCATGCACAGATTGGCGATCTGGACACTAACAATGCACATGATCTTCCTCCGCACCCCATAGAAGTTCCATTTACCGAAGCTGCTGAAAAGATGCTGCGCGAATATGAGGAGCGTCTGGTCGGGGCAATGAAGAAGGAAAACGGATCTGGTCTGGAGGATATGTACAATCGCTCCAGAGTTC